AGATCAGCTTCTCGTAGCTCCGTAGGTTGGTCTCGCTGCCCGCGATTGTCCCCGCCTGGGCCCCGATTAGAAGGTTCTTGGGTATGCCTGTAGCCATGCTGAGGTTGTGGAGGGCTGTGTCGTTGAAGGGCGCGGGGTTCACCATGCTGCCCTTCATGCCCTTGAACTCCAGGTCCTCCTGGCCCCTCCCGCTCACAAAGTAGCTCCTGGTGAAAATATCGTTAAAGTAGCCGTCTTGTATCCACTGCTTGATCTGGTCTTGCGAGGCGTTCGGGAATTTGAGGTGGGCGAAGCCTGTCCCCATCCTCCACCAAGCCTGGTATTGGGCCCACCGTAGGTTCCGATACCCCGTGGCATCATCGTAGATGGAGTCCACCTTGGAGACTCCCCAGATCGGGTCCTCGTCCAAGTTGGTGGCGATCTTGATTACCCGACTGTAATGCACCTCGAAGCTGGATAGGTTGGCGCCTCGGCGTATCTTGTATGTTAGGGGCTCCCCGTACCTGGTGCTGGACTCATCGTAGTCGTATTCAAGCACTGAAAACTTGGTTTTCGGGTAGGGGGTGATGGCTATTACCTCGCGGTTGCCCTGATACACCCGCTGGCCGTTCCTCTCCTCGTATAGCGGCGTTTTCCAAGTCTCATTATCCGAGGTCTTGGTTGTGCTGAGGACCAGGAGACTTGTCCCGTAGCGCCTCTCAAAAATGGCTGCCCTGGTTAGCTCTTGCTTGGCGTTCAGGGCCTCCAACACTTCTTGGACTTTCTCGTCTAGGGTCTCATCCTCCTCATTCCCAATCTCCACCACCTTGAACCAGTTGTCGAATATGTCGATGGCCATCTTCACGACATACCAGATCACGATGGGCTCGCGCTGGCTGCCGAAGAGGCGTTCGCTGTCGCTGATGTTCCTGGTCCCAAACACGGGCCCCCTGGCGGGATAGTAGGGGTCGATGTAGAAGCTCCCATATCGGCTGGGGCTGTCCTGCTGGTACATCCTCTGGGCGTCTAGTCCAAACAAGGCCATAGCGTGGTCCGCCTTGAGGCGTTCAAGCTCATCCGAGACTTGTCTCAATTGCTCCTCGGCCCTGGAGACTCCAAGCAGCCGCTTAATAAAGCTCATGAGAATAACCTACCCGTTAGGGTTATTATTTTTTTTGATAGACTTCAGGAACTCCACTAATTCCTTGGTGTTCACTTCGCCTGTGATGTATAGTGTGTTGGTGTCTGCATCGTAGCGGTAGTTTCTCTCAGGGACCTCTGGGACTGGCCGCCTGATTCCAAGCCTTGAGGCTTTCAGCCGTACGGCGTTACTCGTTCTGTTGGGAAGCATCTCCAATATGTCCTCGAAGAGCCTCCCCGCCTGGTAGTGTGTGCGCAGTATTTCAAGCTCCTCGGAGGTCCACAGCATCATAGTCCCCCTCATTCTCTTTCAGATATTCCTCTGCCTCCATCCTCATCTCCTTGAATAGCCCGTACATATAGGCGAACAAGCACCCACAGCGGTCACAGCCTTGGAATACCCCCACTGGCTTGGTGCGGAGTGAGCATATTTCACAGGGTGTTCTCCCATCCAAGATGGCCTTGACTTTTTCGCCGCTTTCCAGGTACTCCCGCATGATCTCAAACCACCTCCAACCCCATGAAGCCACATACGGCTCTGGTTCTTGTTCTGGAGGTAGCTCGGCCTCAAGCTCTCTCAGTATTTCCTCGTAATCGTCTAGTTTTTTCACTCAGACCCCTCCTCCTTTTGTTTTTGCAGCCTTTTTTGGAGAAGCCTGTAACAAGTTTTACAGTCCACCTTGGTTAAAGGCCCTCCATCGTGGGGGGTGAGGTCTTTGCCGAAAAACATCCACCTCCCGCACAGGCTTTTGGACTTCACAAAGTAGTGGTATTTCCGCGTGTTGAAGGGCTTGGCCCATCCCTCTTTCGACATATTATAGGCTATGCTGGCCCAGGTATATAACCCTTTCCACGTATAATATGCCTGGTTAGCCGAAAAAGGCCGTGACCTCCGCGCTCCCGCTTTTGTCGGCCACCTCGATGGCGAAGTCTAAGGCGTCCAACATATCCGTGTATTTGCCCCTCGGGAAGCTGAGGTACTCGTTCAACAACTCCTCCAGCCACCTCGGCGTGTACCCTAGTTTCTTGGGGTCGGGCCATCGTATGCGGCCGTTCTCGAAGTGGGGTTGGAGACTGAGCATTCGGTCGGGTTTCCCCTCCGTAGTCTTGCATTCCACCACTGGGAGGGCTGCCATCTGGGCTGTGCGGCTTAGGGCCTTCTGGTAGGCGTTCGCTTCTACTCCAAGTTTCAGTGGTTTTAGGCCGCGCTTCTCGGGTATGGTGAGCCACGCGGTCCGCTTGGAGTATTCGCTTATCTTTTTCAGCTGTGTTGGGAAGTCTATTTGGGCCGCGTAGATGTCCAACATGAATATACCCATGTCTCGGGGGTCCAAGGCCACCGTGGCGATGGCGGTCCGCTTGGACTCAGGCGACTCGCCGATGGCTGGGTCCACGCCCTGGAAAATGTATAGCTCGGGGATGGTTTTGAGGATGTGGGGGTCGTACCAGGTGATCCACTCCTTTTTGAAAAACAGGCCCTCCAGGCCCCGCGGATCATTCTGATAGAGGCAGTTGAAGTTTGGTGTGCCGATGTCCCGCCTCCGCTCCTCCAGTTTCTCCAGGCTCCACTTCTGGGGCCACAGCGAGTATCTGGGCCCTCCCTCGGGGTCGTCTGGGTCCAGGTAGTTGATGGCTTGGTACACCTTGCAGAACACCTCCCCTCCCGTCTCCTGGCTCCGTGAGAGTAGCTTCCCCCAATAATCATCGTAGTGCCACCTGGTGCCCACATATATCACCTCCCCCTCGGGGTCCAGGATCGGGATAACAACCTTCTCTATGAACTCCTCGATCTTCAGCCTTTGGCCCTCGGTTCTGGTCTCATGCTGGTCAAACGGGTCGTCCAAAATGATGATGTCGGCCCTGAACCCCGTGATGCTCCCGTACAGCCCAATCCCGCGGAGGGTGCTGGTTTTCATCACGCGGTCCCGCTGGACACATATCTCGGTGTCGCTCCAGGGCGTGGCGGGTTTCAGGTTTGGAAACACCTTGTGGATTCTCGGGTTGGACTCGATATTGCGCCGTATCTCCCGCACGATGGCTTGGGCCAAGGTGGCCGTCTTGGACACAATCAGGATTCGGAGGTTGGGGTTTCGGCCAAGCCTCCAAATCGGGTACTTGACGCTGAGGAGTGTGGTCTTGGCGTGTTCGCGGGGGGCTTGGATGTGGATGCGCTTCGGCCTGTCGGCGCGTCCAAGCAGCTGGGTGATTTCATTCTGGTAGAACTCCAGTTTTTCCAGCACCACGCCGCGCCGCCTCAAGTCGTCCAAGTAGCCTTGGACTGGCACCTTGTTGGCAGCACACCACTCCTCCACCCTTTTCAAAACATATTGCTGGTATCGGCGATTGGACCACGGTCTGATGTGTCCAGGCTCCAGCCTCCAGCAGTAATCCGCGAAGATTCGGAACTTGTCCCGACTGCCCCGCACAAGGACCTGATCTATCGCCTCACCCACAGGCGTAATTATCTCACCGCTGAGTTAAAATTTTTTCTAAGTCGTCCAGTTGGGGGTCGGAGTCGGCGTTTTCCAAGTATTGGGCGATTAGCTCCTCATGGTTCTCCAGGCCCTTGAGGAACTCGTACAGCACATCCCCAAGCTCCCGCTTGGAGGCGCCGCTTTGCTTTGGCACTGGCAGCTGCGGGGGCTCCAGGCCGAGCACCTGGCACTCCAAGCGTATGCCCTCATACACGCGCTGCATCGCCCAAAGCCTTTGCCTTGGACTGAGGCTTATGTCGCGAACCATCCGCATGGCCAACTGGCGCACCTGCCTGGTGGTGTGTATCATCTGATGGGCCAAGTCCTCCTTGGTCTCCAGCCGCACAACCTTCCGTAGCCACCCATTCGGCCCAAACCGCCTATTCCAGTCCCTTTGAAGCCGCGCCAACACCCGCTGGTATTGCTCCTGCTGTTTCTCAGGATTAGTGATGTGTTGGACCTCCTCCTCCGCCATCTGAGCCAAAAACACCTCGGGGCGAATACCCATATCAGCAGCGTCCAACATACGCCTACGCCGCTCCAGCAGGTACAACTCCAAGCAGGTTCACGCCCCTAAGTCCAATACACCCGAACCTTTAAAAATTTTTTTCAGGCGGGTTTCTGTCCTGGAGGGGCCTGGGGGAAAGATATATATACCTCTGGGGGTATATGTGGTGTGAGGACCATGAGAAGGACAAGAAGGGACCTCGAGGTTGCGGTCAAGGCGTTGGCCGCGGAGATGGATATGCCTATTAGGTTGATGAGTTATCAGCCTGATCAGGCAGTTAGGTATGCCCTTGGGGTTGAGGGTGAGGAGGGGGAGCTTGAGCCCCTAACGCACTATTTGCCCTTGGGGGAGTGTGTGGATTGTGCGTGGAGTATGATCAGGGCTCTTACGTACTACAAGAAAAACAAGAAGGAGGTGAAGGCGAGTGCTGTGTGCTGAGATTGAGTTTTTCAGCAGGCTGCTAGGCGCAGGCGTGAAGTTCACCGTGTACCCCCCAGATGAGGAGGGGACCATCGTGGAAGTCGGTACGCGGAATGTGCTGATCTTCACGGACAAGCCTCTCTCTGGGGCCCCCAAAGTGTGGTTCGACTATGTGGGCAACTGCCACTGCGACGCCAAGAAGGCCGTGGAGTACCTAATCGGGGAGGATGTATAATGGGCCTAACGGTTGAGGAGATCAAGTCCTACCTAAACGCCGTGGGGCTCCGAAGGAGGTAGAACCTTGAAGATGTTGGTGAAGACCCGTTATGGGGACTACATGGTGGAAGCCAAGTCTGTTGAGACTTATGAGGATGAGAACGTGGTCTATCTAGACACTCCTGGCGACAAAGTGGCGTTCTATGGGTGGACTGCGGTGATTCCTGAAGCTGCTCTGCCCTATGTGGAGGAGGTGAAGCCCGAGGAGGAGCCTCGGATGGTGGACTACCGCCAAGTCACCCCAGAGGAGGCGGTGGAGCTGGTGAAGCAGGGCTATGAATATACTGGCGAGCGGTGGAAGGGCATGGTGGCAGTCGCCAGATATGAGGGAAAAGTGGGCATGGCCTAGCCTCCCCTCTACTCTCTTTTTTTAAGTCCCCAAGAGTCCAATAGGCAGGTTGTCTTAGGGCCCTGGGGGTCCAAGTGGGGTTTGGAGTGTGTGGTCCAAGGCTGGGTTGAAAACGATGATCAAGCGTGAAAACGATGATCAGGTGGGAAACTCCACGTAGGTTCCTAGTTTGTTTTGTTTAAAGTGGGGGTCCAGGCTTACAAGGTATGCGGAACCCTGAAAGGCGTCCTGAGTTCCAAGTCGTGTTAGGTTTCCGAAAATGCATAAGCTTTCCTTCAAGCCTGTGCCTGGAATTATATGGGTTTCGGCTAGCTGGTGTTTTAGGCTCCCCGACTCGGGGGTGTGGTATAGGTCTGCCCCGCTGTCGCCTGTTTGGAAGTTGTCTCCGATGCTAGCGATGGCGTACTCTAATTTCCATCGTATTTCAGCCAAGGGATAGCCCTCCTCCACCACGTAGTGGATGTGGAAGTGGAGGGGAGTCCCAGGTTCATACCTATGGCTTAACTGGACTGTGAAGCGTACGCTCTGGTCTTTCCCCGCCTCGTATCTTGGAAGGTAGAGCCCTGTGGAGCCCACCTCCCCGTAGTTCGCGCCATTCACCGAGGGGATGCGTACGTTGGAGGCTGTGACAGGCATATCATCCCACTGGTTCTCATTCCCCTCCAAGTATTGGAGGCTCCTCGGGATGCCCTGGGGTGAAAACAATATGTAGTTTGCGCTCAAAGCCCTGGCCACAACCTCGGCGTTCTCATCGGGAGGGGTCTCAGAGAGGGCCCCAGCTGTGGTGCTGAGGTAGAGGAGGCTCCCAGGGGTCCAACTCCAAGAAGCATATCCAACAATCCCCCAGAGCAATATGCGGCCAACCTTCCCCTTGGATATGTTCTCCAGGCTGAGGCCCTTCACATTAGTCTTGGCTGCATCAGCATCAGCCTGATACCAATAGCCATCAGCAGCAGGATACACCACCCGCTTCTTGGGGATGGCCTCCCCAGCAAGGGCCCTGAGTATGAAGCCATCGCCTTGCTCTAAGAGTCCAATAGAATAGGGCATGAGCTAAATATGGGGAGGAAAGTGAAAAACATATTGTTAGATAACACCCATCCTATTTAGCCCAACAGTGGGGGTTTTTACCTATTAACATGATTTTATAAACAAAGTCTGGGTTAGCTTTAAGATATAAGCCTACTTGAGCCATGGTTTTAAAGAGATTAACCCCTGATGCCTCTGGAATATCTAATAAAACATCGCCCATAAGTGGGTTAAGAAATTTCCTTGCTTTTTCTTTAAGTCTTTTTCTAACGGCCCCTTGCCAATATAAAACGTTTTTACACTGTCTCTCGGTCCAGTGGGGGTGTTTACGATGCATTTTATCAGCATGAGCTTTAAGATCAAAGGGCTCCACTACAGCATACCATTCATAACCTGAAAACGTTTTAAAGTCTGGTCGTGAGTTCACACAGTCTGGGTAATTGGGGCAACCTCTGGGGTGTCCAGGATAAGGTAGAGTGCACCAAGTTCCATCTCTTGCTCGTTTATCATAAGCTACTTTAAGCGGCCCTATTGGTTTATCAAAGCCTAACATTAAATGCCTCCTTTTAAAAACGCCTTTAAAGAGGTCTGGCTGCTACTCATCCAAAATGCCCTCCACCCCTCCCCCACCTCATAACGGTCCCATCTATCTTTAACCCCAAAAGCTCTCCTCCTTTCAGCTGCATGAACCATTTTATGGTGCTCATGGCATAGAAATAGGAGGTTATCTGGGTGATTGTGGAGAAAAGCATAAGCCCTAAGCCGAGCCCTCTGTTGCTCCTCTTCTGAGAGCTTTTCAAAATCAGGGTCTTTTTTAAGCTCATCCCAGACAAACCAGTATAAATCTCTCACAGGAATTATGTGGTGGACCTCCCCGCCCCCATAGTTTAGAGGGAGTTTTTTCCCACAACCAGGAAACTCACATCTCCCGCCTGAGCGCTCCCAGACAAGATAACGCGCATGGCCCCAATAAAGCGCATTAACGGCTAACTCATAACATCTATCACTGCAATAATATTTCTTGGGAGGGGTGACGGGGTTGTTGCAAACCCTACAAATAGGGCGGCCCTCCTCGTCAAAACGATCAGGCCATATAATGGAGAAAAAACTTAGCGGGTCACTAACCATTTAGGCGGCCTCATGGTTTAGGCTTGTTTGATTTCTTCATTTTCTTTAGCACCCTGCACCCCAGGCAGGCGATGCTGGGTATGTCGTAGGGGGGTTCCTGGAAAGTGTAGATTATTGCGTTCCTCCTGGCCTCACAGATGGTAACTTGATGCGTAGGGTAGAAGGTGGTTTCAAGCCTAGCCCCACAAAGCCCCTTATAACCTCGTTTCAAGTTAGGGAGTTCCTCAGCCTCCATGGTTCATATATCCCTCGGGGGATATAAAAGATTTTCCATGTTCCCATACCCCCATTTAGGAATATAAAAATAGTAAAATTATCTTTTATTCAGCTGCAAGAATTTCTCGTATTCTTGTTGATATTCTTGCTCAGATTTCCCTCTAAGCCTTTCTATCACCTCTATCCCCTTGACTCTTTCAAACCCTCCCCCACAGTGGCAGCTTTGGGGTTTTTCCTCATCGGCCGATGTGGCAACAGGCCATCCGCATTTTTTACAGATGTAGTATTTCACTTGAAGCTCCTCCTCAGTCTTTTAAGCACATAATAGAGGATCACAAGCTCCCCCACAATCTCAACTACACTTAAAAAAATGGTTAGGGTTCGATGCGTTTTAAAGCCTCCTCGATTCGGTTATAGGTCCACTCGTTTGCATTTAAGGCGTTTTCGAGGTTTTCCTTCAAGTCCTCTGGGCGCCCCTTGTATTCCACCACGCGATCAAAGATGTTGGGGGGTTCCCCGTAGAATTCGAGAACCACATTATAGAGTGGGTCAAAGTAGTAAATGGCGCCTTCCCCTGTGTCTGCCCCCAGGAAAACCGCGCCTGAGTAGGGCGATAGGTCTGGCAGCGGGGTGTCTAGCCTGTGTTCTTGATCGACTTGTTTTTTGCATTTAGGGCATACGATTATGCCCTCCCAGATGTACCCACAGTGAGGACAGTAATAGATAGGTAGGGATTCACTCAATAGCGTCAAGTTCAGCCATCACCTCCTCTAAGTCTATTTCATCATAAGGGCATTCTACGCCCTTCGCCTCTGCACACTGAACCACTCCTATTTTGAATATGCAGCCGTGGGTCCAGTGTGAGCATTTATCCTTGAGTTCCTTGATTCTCATTAGTGATTCTCCTCTCCTCTGCAAGCTCTAAGTCCTTAAGAGGGCATTCTATGCCCTTGTCTTTCGAGCACATCGAGATCATCACTCGAATTATGCATCTCTCCCAGTCTGGGCATTTATCAGGTTCCTTGCTCGTCTCCATCCTCCTCCTCGTATGCACCTCCATAATCAACATAGGGGCATTTTACGCCCTTTTCCTCCGCACAAAGCGTTATTCCTACTCGGAATATGCAGCGGGGCTCCCAATCAGGGCATTTAGCCCTGAGTCTCTTTTTTTCCTCCTCGGGGATTGGCCGAGAGAGGAGTTTCTCATATTTGTCCATGGCTTTCGCCGACTCATTTATACCGTTAGGAGTATATATATTTTTCCCCGATAAACATATATGCTGAAAAAGAGTTAATATGGGCCATGAGGAAAGGCGACTACATTCTAGTAGCCCTTAAAGTCCAACAAGTAGGAGAGAAAACGGTTCAAGCCTCCTTTATGGGTGGGGGAGGAGTGTGTGAGGTCCCGATTAGTGAGGTGTTGAAGGTCCAGGGTCCATGTATGCGGGGCCCTAAGCATATCTTGGCTGTATCGGCCTCCAGGAATTTGACCACGGCCATCCTCCTTGTGGGCCGTGAGATACGTAAGACTTTCCAAACCAGGATCACCGAGCCCTTTGTCTTGGCTAGGGCCCTCCAAGACATGGTGGAAAACCCTCAGAGGACAGTCCTGGTGATCCGCTTCTCGAAGCAAGGTGAGAAAGTCTTGGAAGCCCTCAGAGAAGAGGGGGTGAATGGTGTGCTGCAAGCCCTGCCGCCTCCTCCTCCTCAGATAAACCAGTTTTTAAGCTGCATCGAGTTGGCGGTTAGAAGCGGGGAGCTTAGGATACTTGGACTTGATTATAGCCGCTTCGAGGACTTGGGGGCAAAGGATATTGGAGCAGCCCTCCAAGAATACTATGCTGAAAACCCTATGCCCAGGGTTGAGAAAAAAGACTGCGGGTGTGAGGACGGGAAAACTACAAACCAGGGTTCTCCCAATACAGGTAAAGCCGCCTAGTGGGTGCCAAATACCCCAACACACCATCTAAGCCCTCCGTCACACCAGCCTCTAGAAGCTGCTTTATGCGGCTTCTACCCAGGTTCATAAGCCCTGTGATGCCGCTTATGTTGGCCAACACAGCATCTTTGAGGGCCTCCAATTGGGCCTCGCTTAACCCCGCTAGAAACTGTTGTCTGTAGTGCTTGCTTGGAAGCCTCCAAATATCTATCCCGTAGGACTCTAGGAGAGAGACCAGTTTTTGCTGCCCCTCTGAAAACGGTATCTCACCCACCAGTTTAAACCCTGCTTTCTCTAGGAATGGATTGTATTTGGGCATGGCTGCAATACACTCCACGATCCGCTTACCCTGGAGGGGGAGGGTCTCCCGTACGAGGTGATGGGCTAGCCCCGCGCCCCTCCACTTCGGATGGATTATTATCCGCGCTAGCCTGCAAACCTCGTTATTCAGCCTCACCCTGATGCTCTTGTATTTCATGCTCCCCCGATACTCTGGAAATAGTTGATTTCTGAGACTAAGCGATATGTCGGGAGGCGTGTAAACCACAACCCCGACTAGCTCCTCGCCGTAAACCAGCTTCCAAACCTGGAGACCTGGAAAACTATGCGCCGTGATGTAGTGGAAGCGTTCAAGCCTCCTAAAATCCTCTATTGAGCCCTTTTGTATTTGCATATCTTTTTGGAAGCTAATTGGCCCCCTGGAGGGCTTGAAATACCGTACATCCACCTCGTCTCCAAACCGCTTATCGATAAGAATATCTGGCTTAAGGTTTTCGAGGAAATCCCGATGAGTGGAGGCCAACACAACCATTTTCCCAGCTTTCCTAGCCCACTTCTGGATATTGTAGGCCACCACGTTCGCCGCTATTCGGTCCAGGCTCTCCGCGAAGTTATCCACAAAATAGACATCGGCCTCACTACAGAATAGCCTAGCAAGCAGATAACGATATTTCTGGCCATCGCTTAAGTCCTCAAAACGTCTGAGCATCAGGTAGGCCTCCGCCATCCCAGCAACACTGAGAAACTTAATGGCCTCATCCGTGGACTCACCAATATGCTCCACGATGGCCCCCTCCCCAGGTGTTATATCCCTCATAGTGAATACGATTTTTCCCTTGGACTCCAAGTGATCCTTGAAAGCCTGTAAAAACACACTCTTCCCCGCCCCACTATCACCAGTCACAAAAATAATGTCCCCATCATCATATTGGAAGCTAAAATCTTTGTAAACGGGGAAGCTAATCCCCTCCTCCACCCCGATACCAAAAGCCTGTTGAATGTCCAGTATTCGATCAGACACCCTCACAGGCCTGGACTCAAAGGCAAGCTCAAAGTGAAAACGGTTATGCTTCTCCACAGCCTCCTTTGGCTTTTTCTCCACCCTCCTCTCCTTTGGCTTTTGTGCTGCTTTCCTCGGTTTACTAGGCTTAGTTTTAGGAGGAGTTTTCTGGGGCTCCAAAAGCTGCAAGGTCTTTTTGACGTCTATGTCCTTGAGGGTTAGCATCGTTTTCAACTCGTATTCCAGGTTCGCATCCACCAGCCGCTTATACTCAAGCGCATCCAAGGCCCTATCGTGTTTGCCCTTTAACTTGTTCAAGATTTGCCTAAGAAGCCTTCTATGCGCATCTGTAAGCTCCAATCGAAGCACTGGAGCATACTTCTCCCCCATCTCAAGAGCCACATAATGCCTTTGCTCCCCATCCGCGAAAACCCCTTGTCTATCAGCAACAAGAGGATACACCCAGCCAAACTCTCGAAGGCTCTCACGTAGAGCCCTGTGTTGTGCCTGAGTCATCCGATTAGGATTATCCCTGTCTTTCACAAGTCTTGTAATATCCTCGACAAGATGCTCATATTGCTTTGGGATTGCAATCTTGACCTTATCTTTCCAAACACTTTTGGGCAGTTTCACGCCGTATCACCAAGAGAATATCTTTAGAGGAGGAAAAGTCAAACCTAGCCTTAAAGCCAAGTTTCCTCAAATCCTCCACAGCCCCATACAATTCATTTAAGAATATATGGTGCTCCTCCCGTGTCTCAGGCTTCTTAATCCCCCACACGCTGTTCATAGAAAACACCCTCCAAAACAGATTGAAGGCATTTAATGCTCTCAGAATACTTGTGTTTATACACTTCAATTATTCTAAGAGTGTTGTCTTTATCCAGGGTTAGAAAGGTTACGTCCTTTAAATGTGCTCTATCATATTGATTCCGCTTTCTCTTGTTCCAATACTCGTATAACTCATTATATTTGATCGTGTTTGGGTCGATTTTAATCTCCCTTAAGAACCCAGACATCAACAAGTTTTTGGCGGAGTGATAACGCTTACTACGTGGCTGTGTTATGTTCTTAATGTTCTCTGTGATGATAAACGGCCTGGAGGCTAGAATAGCCGTGGATAATACTTCAAACTCGTATATGGTCTTACCTAGTAGATTTATGAAGTCTGACACATCATTTAAAAGCTGTTTATCCTCTGGGAAATATAGTTGAGGGAGATGCTGCTTAAGAGAGGAATTACGACTAACCAGGGAGTAATCCGAGACTACTGGTATTCTTGGTAATGAAAACGTTTTCTCTGGTCGGGATATGAGGAAATCATACACATTTGACAGGGTTCTTAGAGTTTCCTTGTGTTTTTTTATTGTTTCTATTATAGTAATAATGGCCACTTTTGATATTTTGAAAAACTTGCATTTATTTGAAAAACGCCTGTAGTCAAGGAAATTTGAAATTGACTGCCCCTTAATGTTGAAAGAGTCATTTATATTCTTGAATGTTGGCTTTATTAGTCCTTTAGCACACAGGTAATTTAAGGTCTGGCTTATGTTTCGAGTATCTATGAAATTGATAAGCATATATGAAGATACAGGATGTTTGGCTCTTAAAAACACATATAATATTTTAGCATCGTCTAGAGATATATCAAATATCTCTTGCAAATTGACAAGGACATTATTGTCGAAGGTAAATTCCTCGAATTTGGCCCCAATACTTATGCTCATCTAACCACCTCGAACTCGTAAACGGTCACTTCCAGGTTTGGGTCCCAAACCTTGTTTATCCTAATCCACTCCTGCTTGAACCCCTCGATGCTTCCACAGCCCTCTTTCCTTGCATCGGCCTCAGAGATGTCTCCAAGCCGCTCTTTCCACACTTTAAGGATTCTTAAAACGATGCCTGAGCATTTAGAATAACTCGTTTTCACTGCAACCAATTCGCCGCGATATAGAGGCTTTTTATGAACCCTCCTTGTCTGGGTTTTCTCTCCGCTTAGGATTTTGTCTATGAAGTGTTTTTTAAAGAGTATGCCCCGCACATATTATACCTCGATTGTTAGTTTATATATTTTTCTACGGGGTTGAGAATATTGTTTTTGTAGCCGTGAGAGGAAAAAAGAGTTATTATTCTCATTTGATAATACTAACTATAAAAATAACAATAGAATAATTCGGGTTACTCTCATTACATGAGAATTATAAAACACCATCCTCCCCCCTGGCCGACTCACGTATCTTGCGGTTTAACAATAGCAGCTTCCTCCTCACCTCCTCGCTGTCTCGTACAAGCCTCCGCTTGAAGAGAGGGAAATATTCTAACATGAGGTCAAGCGCGGTGAGAAAGTCCTTGTAAACCATGGTGTTGTTCTTGTTGATCGCGCTTTGGCTCACACCCAGCTTCAAGTGTGCAACCTGCTTTCTCTGGCCATAGCGGCCTTGGGCCTCTAAAATCTCAATTTGTCTTTTTGTGAAGGGCATTTTTCTATTACCATTAGGGGTAAAATCGATATATAAGTTTTCCCACCATGGTAACAACTAGAAAGCATGGGATAGATGTTACTTATCTGGGTAATAAACTCTTATTTGTTACCACTAAGAGTAGCTTTAATGAAGGATTATTTTGTCGCCTAACCTACATTATCCGCCTTGAAGGGGCCTCGTGAACCCAGCTTCTTTAAGACACTCCAAGCAAACTAGCGTTTTCCTGAACCCGTGGGGATAGGTTATTTGCTCCCCGTGTCTTGGACATTTGATCCTGTAGAATGGGAGGAACCCACTCCAACCAGGATATTTCCTGTGCTCCACGTAGTTAGTTAGAGGGGAAAGCAGGCGATGCAGGAGTTTACGTTTAACCTCATAGACCATCATCAAACCCCCTGAAAACTCTGAGGAAGCTATGGCCGTTTACAGTGAGAGCGTAGAGCTTTGATAGGAACCTTCCCCTTGTTTTCCTGGTCTCCACGATCTCAATTAGATCGTGTTTCAGGCAGAATTTCAAGTACCGTGAGACTATGCCGAAACCATCGTTTTTAATGGCTGCTAGTTCGCTGAAGGTAGTTGGCTGTTTCTCCTTAATTATCTTCAGAAACTCATAAAGAGTTTTAACACCAGGATTCTCCATCTACCAATCACCCCTTAGAACCTGTCTAATAGCATACATGATTTCTATGTATATAACTGAGATTATGAACCAATATATAAATGGAATTTCAGGGTTTATGCTGAATAAATATTCAGCAAAGCAATATATAACTGGATAAATTGCGATGTAAAGCAGGGTTTGAATGAATAGTTTAACCAGCCTCATTTTCCTCCTCCTCCTTGTATTTCCTGTTTTTCCCGTCTTTGGCCAACATTTTATCTAGCTCTACCTCCTCCGTCATTTCTCCGCTTTGAATCTTGCGTTTACTCATCAATTATCCTCTTCCACGTCTCCACTGTTTTCTTGTTGGAGGGTTCTAAGAGCGCCTATGCCCCTATGGCCTATCACATCTAAACCAGCACCAGTTAGAAAAGCAAGCACCAGCACCCAGACATCTATCTCAGTCTGATTCTGGAAAACGAGGCTTGAAAGCAGTCCTGCTATGATGGCCCTCCCGATTGAAGCTGCAAATTTCCGCTTGTCGAATGGCTGCCCGCTTTCAGCCCATCCGAGTAGGGCTGCGGCTATGGCGCCGAGGAGGGTGACGAGTATTAGGATGGCCTGTACGATTGTGGTGTCCATGGCTAGGGTTGCTAGGGCGAGTATTATTCTCATCATCTCATGTTTTATACCGATGGAGTAATATATAAATTATTCGAGGTAAGTGTTGTGGAGGGTGCTGAGGCCTGTCGTATCGCCTGTTTTTCTAAGGCGTGCGAATTCCTCGTTTATATCGGTTAGCACTGGACTTAAGTTTGTCGAGTAAACTCCGTGGGCTGTTTTGGCGGCTATTAGAACCAGGTCCACAGTGTAGCCCTGCTTGGTATCTACTTTGTGTGTTGCTTTCTGGATTTGGAAGTCGTCTCCAACCAGGCCCTCTTTCTCACAGTAAACCGTGATTATTTGAGGGGGAATATATGCGCTTTGGCCTTTTCCTGGAACCTTGGCTTTTATTATGGTTATTGGGTATTTCCTATTCTCCACGATGTTTTCGGCTAGGTCTTCTGCAAAGTCCAGGTTTGTGATGGACTTGTCCACGATCCTCAGCCTTCTACGGCCGAAGGCTGATATGCTGGCTGCATTTTGGTGAGAGCCATATTTCTCCTCCCTTACAAATCTCAGTTTGTCTATTAGGAACCCGCCTGTTCCTATTTGGGTTGAGTGTTCGGCTGCTATTTCAATCACGTTTATTATTGGTCCAGGGTTCCCTGTTTTGCTCATGGTGCTTAGGTCTATGGTGTATTCATTCCAGGCATTAGCCACACCAGCTGCCACAGGGTCTTTTTCATAATAGTCTGTGGTCCATATTGAGCTTCGCCATATTCTAACCCTGAAGTTGTCTATGTTTAGAGTTGCCCCGTGTTTCAGGTAGAATTTCAGGGTGTCCCAGCCTGTGATGTCGAAGTCTGGGAAGCTGAGGCGCATACGGTATATGGTGCCTGGGTTAGTGGTGTTGAAGTGGATGCTGGCTGTGCCCTCTACTTTGTCTCCCGCATCGCTTTGAGGAAACCCTCCATCTGTTGGGTCTGGGCTGCTCCAGCCCTCAGCCGATTCTGTGAGAGCATCCCCGTCTATCGGGTAGGTTTCCTCCTCGAATATCACCACCTTGCAGTCGTTTACGAGCTTGGGCTCCTCCTTGATGCTCTCCTTGTATTGGATTTCAAGTATGTTGGGGTCGCTTCCGTCTGAGCCATCTGTGAGTGTTTCAGGGCTTGAAAAGGCCCCGTACTTCTTGAATTTGAGGGCCCCGCCTGGGTCCACCCAGAAGTTAGCCCCTGTTTCGCCTGTTGCAAAGGTTGCTGCCTCCGCTAGTTTTTGGAGGAGACTCCAACAGTTCTCCCTTACAAACTTGTTTTGAATAGTCCTGTTTGTGGTATCCTTATCCTGGTAAAGCTCCTCAATTGAGTTATCCACAATATCATCCACGACTGTGCTGATCTGGGTTGCAGATGTGTAGTTTTCGCTAAACGTTCTCTCATGGATGATTTCCCCACGGTCCTCACAGTAGAAAGCCTTGTATGGTGCATCTGGGTCTCCGCCTCGTACAATCTCTATCACCCTCCCTTTCACCAGGCCATGCACAAGGCTCTCCCCGTCTGCGGCTACGTAGAGGAAACACCAGGCCCCAGGGTCCACCCTAGAGGCCCCTGGTAAGGGCTCCTCGAAGGATAGGAAATAGTTGATCTCCTCCACGCTTAGAGCCTTGTTTAATATCACAACCTCGTCAAGATACTCATCAGTGTAGTTGCTGTAAACATTTGAGTTGTTCAGGCATCCGAGGGTAAACTCATAGCTCGATATGTCTATTGCGCCAAGTGTTCCGCTTGCCCCTCCATCGTAGTCTCCATCCACGTAAACGGCGATCCTGTTGTTATCTGGGTCTATGATCCCGATTATGCTGTGCCAAGAATTATCTGCAATTGTGGTTGTGGTGGTATATTGTAGCACATTCCCATTATTATCCCTCACGTAGAGCCTTACTTTGTCGTTACTCCAGTTAAATTGGATTCGCCTCCAAACCCCAGCCGAGTCCCCCACACCCATTAAAACCCCTGTCTCCCCTGGAGAGGCTTTAACCCTAAACATTATGGTCCTAGCCTCATCTGCGGCGATGTTTGGCTTCCAGCCTGTGGAGACCCTGCTGTTTAAAGCGCTTGCAAAAGACAGACAATAGCCGTTATACCCTGTTGTGAAGGTGATGTTTTGGCCTGTTTGAATATCCTCATGGTCGCTTAAATCGTATATTTTGGTGGCTCCTACTATGATTGAAGTCCCCCAATCAAACAAGTATTTCCGTATGATCCATGGTTGGAGCTTGTCCCAGATAGTTTTGAAGTTGAAGCTGCTATTGGCGACTGTGTGTGTTAGCTCTGCCTCAAGATCATAGTGCTCGAAGGGTATGATGGGGGGCCTGGCCGCTATTATCGCATAATCATAGTCTATCGTGGCTGTGGCGTTCGCCGTGTTGGACCGCGCATAAAGCCTTATGGCGTTTATCGTCTTACCAGCGGTTAGTTGGAGACCAGCATGGAAGAATTGGGTGGTTGCATTCACCCAGCCCGTATCTGAGGTGGTTGCATCCGTGTATTCCACCTCCAGCTTGTATTGAGGGGTGGTGCCTCCTCCTCGTATCCTGCAAAACAGAATAGGATAATCGTCTGTTTGGAGTGCAAGGCTGCTAATGTCTCTCTCCCACCCAGCCCCATTTACAACTGCCCCCTCTGTTACGCTCATAACGGCGTAGTCCCCAGAGATATTAGTGGTGACTGTGAAGCTCTCACTAGCCGCGCTCTGGATTTTGGTCCAGGTGGAGCTTCTAAAACAGTCGTCTATAAAGCCTGGTTGCTCGAAAAACTCAAGGTGAACCTGGGCCCAAGGAGGCTGCGGGGAGTACGTGGGCATTAACCACCCCTCCTAACTTTCCTCATAATCTCGGGTCCTATTGAATCTAATAGCTCCCTCATGTTTAGGCTCTGGATGCCTCCCTGTGTTATCGATACAAAAATTGGTCCAAAGCTCTGATTGGTAATCTGGTTTGCAGGGACCACATACTCACCCTTGTGGAGTAAGTAGATGCCTGTCTCTGGGATCAAACCCCCCTGCTGGTAGCTTCTAAGTTGGCTGTAAACAAGACCAGCAGCAGCCAAAGCAAGGGGAATAAGATACCATCGCCCTGTTAGAGCGGCTAAGGCGGCCTGAGTTGAGGCCGCGCTTGCAGTTGATTTTTGGAGGATTCTCATGAGGTTTACCAAGTTGTAAACCACTTGCACCATGTTTAGAAAAGCATAAAGCACATAAGTTGGGTCAAGCTCCTCTATGGCCCTAGCCGTCTGTTGGACCGCTAGCCTGGCGGCGTTTAAAGCCCTCACACTTGATATAACGGGCCTGATGCTGTCTGTAGCCGCCTGTTGAGCATTTTGGAGTGATTGAGTCGCCTGGGCTGCTGTTTCAGCTGTCTCAGCCGTCTCAGCCTCGGCCTCAGTTATCCCTGTAACCCGTATGTGAAATTCAATCTCGTCTCTATCACTCACTTACCTTCACCAATACGTTTTTCCTAATGTTTTTTTTAATTGTGTTTTTCTCCACATACATGGCTTGACGCAAGAATGGCCTGGGGGCCATCTTGCTAGTCCCCTCATGCACATATCTTGCGTAGTCCACCCAGTGGCCTGTCTTGGGGTTAATGTAGTCCCTCCCACCAGCCTTAAAAACAATATGCAGATTCCCAGCCCACTCCTCTCTGATGGAGCTTCGGAGGGCCCCTGTATCAACTGGACAGAATCGTTTGGCTTGGCTAACAATCTTGTTTTGTTCTAAGGCTAGCCTAGCCGCCTCCTCCAATATTTTAGGTAGGTTTTCAAGTTTCAGTTGAAACTCCTCTAGCTCTATGGTTACAACAACCCTCATTTTTGAAGCCTCCTCAACTCCTCTTCAAACCGTTTTCTCTCACGTATTTGGAGGTCGCTTGTGGTGGTTAGATAGATTTTCAGTTTCTCTATGAATTTTGAGGGTTGCATTAACAATTGTTCATAGGTCCACCCTGTATTTAAGCATATTAAGACATCTTCGAGAAGTGGCTCTGCTTTCTCACGCTTCACTGCCGATATAATTTTTTTCGCTCACTAGGGGAGACCGAGTTCAGTTTGTGTAGCTCGTTTATGAGGGCTTCTATGATCTCTGGGGGCCTGGCCCTCTTAATGCCCTCCAGGGTTATTGGGAGGGGGGATATACCATCCTCGTCAAGTAGTGTCCAGCGTTTAACGCAAGTCACCACCATGAGGTCGTTAAGGAGCCATGGGTCCACCTCGAAATCCTCTGAAAACTTCTTGAATTTAGTCGCTTTTCTTACGGCCTCTTGTTTTTGCCCATAATTCCAGGGCTCGACATCGAAGTCGTGGTTTTCAATTGTGATTCGGATCATGGTTAAAACAGTGTTTAGTAAACTAATAAAGGTTTAGGTGTAGTTGTGTTCAAGGTATTTGCCTTCAAACCTGCACCTGCAAGCGATTAAGTCCTCGGGTTTGATAACTGGATCAACCACGGCGAATTTCCCCTTCATGGCCTTCAAGTATTTTCCTCCGCCAACAAAAACCTTGAGATATAGCTCATCTTGGTCCAGCAGGTATTCGAGATATGTGTTGTCCTCGAAGTTTATGGTTAGGTTCACTGTTACCTCTTGCTCCATCTCCTCCAGTGAGGCTAGCTGCTTTGACCCAGAGGAGGTGAAAACGTAGTTGGGCCGTAGGTTGTTGTTTATCACAAACTCCCAATCGGTTAAGCCTGTGAGGGTGGAGTAGTCCACATCATCCGTAGATATTTGGACATAGGTATCATCCCACTCGTAGGGGGCGCCTGGCCTAGAGCCATAGCTTCTTGTGGTGCTGTTGGTTGTATCCATGGCCTGCCCTATCATCTCAGCAATCCAGGTGACGAGTTCACCTATGCTGCACATAACACGGAGGACATTCACCTTGAGGCCCTTCCACCATACGTAGTATTCATCTGTGCTCCGCTTTATTTTGGCCTCCATGAAAAAGTTGGAGTGGTCGTTTAAAACCGCTTTTTGGAAGTAATCGGTTAGTTGGCCTTGGAGCCAAGTTATTCTCAGGCCCACGTTCTCCTTTTTCCGCATCAGGGTAATTGGCTGGTGGGTGGTCTCATCAGTCAGCACCCAAACCCTGGTTAGCTCGGGGTCGTACCGAGGAGCTATCTCAGTTGCAAACCCTATTCTGTAGAGGGTTACTGCCCCAGGTGTTGAACCATAGTTTGCCTCGTCGTATGGGTAATACCCGATTTCAATTGCATCCTTACTCTTAAAATAAACCATCTATTTCAACCCCAATACATTATATTCAACCTTATTCTTGTTCTTAATAGTTTTGGGTGCAAGGCTGCCTCGTCTAAGTCAAACCAGTTGAGTACCTGGATAAATTCTAGTCCTCCGCCTGGGGCATTACAGTTGGCCTTCACTATTCTAAGCACCTCCTCCACCATCTGCCACCTTTGCTCATTATCAAAGGTCCAGACATCAATTGTATATTGGCCATTACATAGGCGGTCTGTAGTGGTCACATCATCGCTAAAGAAAACGTGGCGCTGGTTTGTGATTTCCTGTGTGATGGTTATTTGTGGGAGGTCTTGTGTTTTCTCATACCAGTCGGCTGAAAACTTGGGTGTGAAGCCAAGGGTGGCTGCATCCCAATTCGATTCCAACAAGTTTAGGAGAGTTATTTTCGGATCATCCATTATTTACTCGCCTCTTGCACCACAACTCAAGGTAGGCCCTACGGTCCAATACGGCCTGAATATCATAGTAAACACCGTTTAAAAGAAGTAAATCATCCAGGCTTACTATGTAGCATATACTGGTTAAAAACCTCGTAGTCGTATCCATCAAGTCGCCTGCCTCAGTGGGGACATTAAAGCCCTTGTTGTGTTCAAAGAGTTTAATGTCCTCCTCGGATTCAGTCCAGGTCTCTGGCTGCCCATAGTTGTCGTAGGTTGAGACCGTTCTCTTGATCAGGGTTGCGTCTAGTCCTTGTCGGTCGAGGAGGCTTTTAAACCTCCACATGGTTGCAGAGGGGTTGGCTAGTTCAAACCCCTCTCCAAAGTGACAAGGATTATAGCTCAAGCCTGATGCCCATCCCCTATTTTTATGTTTGTTACGCTTCCGCCTTGGTTTATGGCTGCATTAGTGAAGTCGAATATCTGGAAGTTGTCGATAACCACTCGGTCCGTGTTCCCCTGGATGTCTATTCCGTTTGGAGTTGCCCCGTTCCCATCGATGATCACTGGACCGATGTTTATCCTTGTGCACTTGTTGGCTGGCCCATCATCGCTTATATCTATGGCGTCTCCCCCACAAGCGTAGAATATGGCCCCCATGATCAGGAAACTCTCAACCTTCTTGTAGAGCTTCATACCTATGGTGTCTGTGTTGAAGTGCTGGTTGTTGTGGAATTGACAAAGCCTTACCTGGCCATCATCCCCGCCAAGGTTCCCCGCCTCCACATCGATGTTGTTCGAGTAGAAATAGTTATTGAGGAAATAGCTCTTTAAGACCACTCCAGCACCCAAGCCCCCGTCAAGCCTGATGCCATCGTTCACACAGTTCTCGATCAAGCAGTCCTTGACCCAGATATTCCAAGCATCACTCTCACTCTCGATGTTTATCCCGTGTTTCTTGGCCTGGTTTATGTATATGCGTTCAATATGGAAATCGCTCCAAGAGTTAATGTAGATTACATCTTGATCCCCAGATGTCGGGTAGATGGTGAAGTCGTAGAGGCCGCCATAGTGTCCTGTCTGCCCAGACTCGTAAAACTCGATGCAGTTCTTGCCATTAGCTAGTTGAAACTCGATCATGGTGCCTCGATCAAGGCCATGCCAACACATTCCCGCCCCAAAGATGTGGATTGGATATGCTGTGTCGATCAACCACTGATCAGTTTCCACCACCTTGCCCTTGGGAAGCCAAACAGCCCCTCCCTCAGAGTTGTCTAACAAGTCGTCTATGGCCTTCTGGACATTCCCAGGTTCAAAGTCCCAGAGATTCCCACGGCTATTGATGATCTGTGTTCGATCCTTCCAATACCCAGAAAACCCTCCACCACCCCTAGTTTCCAGGGCATCCACAATCGCATCATATTCTTGATACGTTATTGGATCAGGAGGGTATGGTTTGCTAAAGGACATACTGTATTTAAATCAGAGCATGGCTTTTTATGTTTTGTCTAACTGGTCTCAAGCTCATCCGTCAGATTCTCGTATGCAACCACAAAAGTGAGGCCGCCATCAGCTGCAAGCTCTAGCTCACGGATTCTCCGCCTCAGATTTTCTATGGCTTGTCCTCGGTCCTCTCTGTATTCCCCAGCGCTTGAAGCGTTCGGGTCTTTGAGGAATACATCGAGGGCTGCCTTGCGCCTACAAATTGCTTGGAGTATTGTTGAGGAGAGGGAGCTGGTGGGGAGCACCAGGTCCATCTCGGCGCTTACCTCATCAATAATCTCTGAAATATCAGAGTCCACCATATCAGTGTCCACTATGGCCCTAACTTGGTCCACTGAGCAATAACTCATGATCAAAAATAGGTTAGAAGGTTATTTAAAGCGTTTTGTTTTCTTTTTAAATTCCTCGTAGAGTGTGAGGTCCACCCGTCTTAACTCCTCATGCTTTTTGAGCGCATAGTTAATATCATCTTGGCTCAAGGGTATGCCTTTAAAGTAGGGGCATCGCTTGGGTCTAAATGGGTGTAAGATGGTCCCAGATTTGGTGTAACACCACTTCTCCTTGGGGTCGTAATTATCACACCACATACAAACAGCGTTAAAACTCATGTTGTCTGCCTCCATAGTAGCCCCGATACTCGGCTTCCAGGGCCCCCCGTCTAGCCCTCTCCTCCTCGGTTAGCTCGATCCTCCCCTCCTCAACAAGTTTCCTGAAAGCCCTTGTGATGCTCTCAGGCGGGGTTAGTTTCAGGATGTCTTTTTCATGTATGAAGCATATTTGAGTGGAGGGGTCTCTTTGCATCAAACCGTCTATCCACTCCCAATAGAGGAATAGGAGGGCTTTGTAGCTTGTTTTGGCTGATGGATGGTTCCTGCACAGCCATAAGACGTTTTTAGTTGTGTCGTATTGGCGTCTCTCGAAGTTTAACTCCATTCTAACCAGGTTTTAAATCCCCACAAAGGTATATAAATTTTAGGATTGTTTTGGTTTAACTCATTCCTTTGAGTTGATTATTGGCCCCCATCGAATATAAGTAAAGTTCCGCCCCTTTCCCCTGCCCCCATAATCTAGTTTCTTTTTGATTTTCCCCTCTTTGTGGAGGTTGTTGAGTTGTCTTAGAACCGCGCTCTGAATATACCAACCATCTTCTACATCGGGATGGTGATAGTGGGTTTCCTCTCTGTTGGGAGGGAGGAGGCCCATCTCAATTAATTCCTTTCTATGCTGCCGTGCTAATTCTCGTGCAATAAAAGTGGTATCTGAGTAATAAGGGCTAGAATAGGATGGGAGCCAACGATCAACTATTTCAAGGATCATCTCCTGGAATCGCTTTTTAATGGCCTTTTTCATTTAGCATCCTCTCGTTTTTATATCCATTTAGTTATATTTAAGATTTATAGGTTTTAGGGTTTCTTGGAAGATTCCGCATCCTCCCCATTCAATATTTCAGTGAGGGGGATAACACGATTTGGCCTCTTAACATATTTCGCAGCTTCCACCCTCGCGCGGGCCATCTCAGCATACTCAGGGTTCAACTCAATACCTATCCATTTACGGCGTAGCTGCTTGGCGGCTATGCAAGTGGTCCCACTCCCAACAAAAGGGTCAAGGACAACCCCACTAGGAGGACATCCAAGCTCTATTAGATAGGCCATCAGTTTTACAGGCTTAACCGTGGGGTGAGTGTTCCTCGCATAGCTGGGCTGCCCCTTAGTTCTTTTGTTTATCGAACCATCAAAATTGCCTCTAAGAGCCTCCACTTTTCTAATAGGGAATCTGTTTAACCCCATGTCTCGTTCTCGTTTAGATGGTTTAGGTACGTCTAGGAACCCATGGTGTTTAGCCCAAGCATCAAGGTCAAAAAATCGACTTTGGTCACCTATATCCTCCACACCGCGAGTTGATCTAATCTCATAATATTTGCCATAGACACTCATTTTTTTATAACCATCGTTTTCAAGCTCTGTTTTCGATGGTTTTCTTATTTTTGATTTAGTTATTTTCCCAGTGTCAAGTGCCCTATCGGATACGAGAAGGTTAGCTGGAAAACGTCCTTTTCCCTTTGAATTATCAATAAATTGTCCTCTTAAGGGATTGGGGTATTTGCTCCAATTATATGCTACAACTGAAGAGGCTTCCTCTCGTTTGCTTATTGGTCGTCCTAAATCTTCTTTTGTTGGTATTCGACATATATCCACGTTTATCGCCCCCGTTCCCCACTTTAACACATTATCAACTATTGTTTTTTCGCTGAGAGGCTTATACACCATCAAAATACATTCGAGGGCAGGCTTCAAACCAGCGATTGACTTCCAACCATTCCACCGCTTGGCCTCCTCAGACACAGGTTCATCGCTGTCCACCATCCATCTACCCTCTTCAGCTAGTTTAAACCAAGGGCGCGTATTCCCAGCCCTCGAATGATATTTTGTGTGTGATCTTACCTTTGCTTTCACCTTCTTTCGTTCTGCACCAAGCCTTCTATCAATCCCTTTGCTTATGTCGTAGGCTTTCGGGAACCCAGTCTTATATATCCAGGAAATAAAGCTCTGTTTGAGTTCAAAGCCCACCTCTTCAAGCATGGCCAGCATCCTCCAGAGCACATCCTGCCGAGGGCTACTCATTATGAAGGCCAAGGCCCCAGGTTTCAACACTCGTAACATTTCCTCGAATGCATCCCTTGGAGGCAGGGCTTTATCCCAGTCCTTCCCCATAAAGCCAATACCATAAGGCGGGTCTGTTACAACAAGGTCAATAGAGTTGTCTGGGAGCTGCCTCATTACCTCACAGCAGTCCCCCGTTATGATTCTGTTCACGTAGTCGTCTAACACGCCCATTAGGAATTTAATATCATTTAAGGTTTAAAAAATTTAGGGTTTCTTGGAAGATTCCGCACCCTCCCCATTCAATATCTCAGTGAGAGAAGCAACACCGTCTGGCCTATTAACGTATTTAGAGGCTTTCACCCTTGCGTGGGCCATTTTAACATATTTGGGGTTCAACTCAATACCAATAAAATGCCTTCCAAGGCCCCGAGCCACTCTAAGCGTGGTCCCAGTCCCAGCAAAGGGGTCAAGGACAATACCTCCAACTGGGCAACCTGCTTTAATTATTGGTTCAATTAGCTGAGGAGGAAAAACTGCAAAGTGTGCATCGTGGAATGGCTGGACTGGTATCGCCCAAACGTCTCCAGGGTTTTTTCCTAGTGGGTTTAAAAACTCTTGATCCTTGACTCTATCACGCTTCTCCCATGGGCCCATATACCTCCCACGCATAGCAGTCTTATATCCATATCTCTCCCTCTTTAATGTGCTTTGTTTATAAGGAACCCTTATTGCATCAAGGTCGAAGAAGTATTTACGCTTCTTCACGAAGAAGAAGAAAAACTCGTAGCTCTTCGTAAGCCTGTCTTTAACTGATTCTGGTAGGTGATTCGGTTTGTACCACACTAAGCAGTTCCGTAGAATCCATCCATCCTCTTGAAGAGCTATAGCAACCCTCCAAGGGATTCCGAGAAGCTGCTTGGGCTGAAGCCAATTCGAGCGGAGCTTGTTCCTATTCTTGAAGAATGAGCCATCTGGGTAGTTTTGGTTAGTGTGGAGGTCTTTCCAGTCCTTTGGTTTTCCATAGGTTCCTCCTCCGCCAAAGTATGTGTCTCCGAGGTTGAGCCAAAAGCTCCCAGATGGTTTCAATATCCTCTTGATCTCCCTGCATATCTCGGTTAAGTGTTGGATATACATCTCTGGGTGGGGTTCTAGTCCGAGCTGCCCTTTCCAGGCTCCGCATTTAGAGCAGAATCCAACACTCGCGTCTATTTTATTCTTTTTTTCTACTTTCCTCTGTCCAGGTGAATTCCCCCATCGCTCATTAAAGCTTATGTCTCTGTTGCCCCGTGATGGGACTTTCCTGAGTTCAAAATCATGCTCACACTCTGGTTCTCCTCCCCACACACGCGCCGTCTCCTCCCCATAATCGCGTAGGGCCCAATATGGTGGGGAAGTAACAACAAGATCAATAGAGTTGTCTGGGAGCTGCCTCATTACCTCACAGCAGTCCCCCGTTATGATTCTATTCACGTAGTCATCTAACACACTCATCCAGGTGTTTAATACTGTTTGAGGTTTAAAAGTTTTAAGGCATTACAGGAATATCACTATCTCTTTACTTTATTAATTTAGACTCTCATCGCATATATCATATATGTCTTGGTACTCCCATAAGGTTGGGGTCCCCTTCCATTTTTGATACTCTCGATTTAGCCACATAAATAGCTTTGGATTTGTAGCTTTCAATTGTTCTCTCCAACCTATGAACCCTGTGCAGGGCATACAACCTATTCTTGGAAGCCCTTTTTTATAAAGTGGATTCATAGGTATATTGTATGCTCTATGATAATCCATCAATTCCTCTAAGGATATCAGCGCTATTGGGTGAAACTTCCACATCCTATCACGCTTCGCATAATAGTATGGTCCTTTTTTATATATTGCAAGTGCTCTAGGCCTTGACTCCTCAACTCGTATTCCTGTTATCACACCCTCTAAGCCATGTTTCTCCATAAAGTCGAGAGGCGGCTTTTCTTTAAGTAATTCACAACATTTAGGGCGTCTTGGCACCCCTTTTTTCTTAGTGGAGCCTCTTAACTGTGGGAATCCATATTCTTTTACTATATCCCAAAACACAAAATCAGGTTTTAATTCGGTGAAATTCAGGCTCCACTCTTTGGCAAGATTTCTAACAAATTTGACTGTCTCAGGGTATTCTACTCCAGTATTTGTGAATACAATTGGTATATCTGGGTCCTGTTGTATTGCAAGGTGAACCACCATGGTGCTACACCTCCCACCACTCCAAGCAACATAAACTCGTCTCTCAAGAGCCTTAGCAATAATTTCCTCGGGTGAGAGGCAACTATTAGGATGGCGCTTGGCTAATCTAATCCTATAATCTAAAACTTTTTGAGATGCTTTTTTCAAAGGCTTCCCTCTTCTTTTATAATGATGTTTGAGGTTTATAAGTTTTTAAGTGTTTTACCTAGTTTCGGCCTATAACCCCACTTTGATTCAAACCAGTCTGCCATTTCCTTATGTTCAGCCTTGTTTTGCCTATAGGATAGATATGTCTCAGAATCTTGGATTTTTATGAGTTTATCGCTGCTAGGTATCATACGATGATACCCCAAGGCGTCTCCACAGCAAGCTACTCGTCTCCCCGCCTCCACGTATTTATTTGACCAGTCCCAATCACACCAGCCGATGCCCCAGCCCTCCGTGAAAAATATCGGGTCCTCTAGTCGAACCAAGACAATCCCAGCGCTAACATAGTCTGTCTCATGGACTCCTGGCCGCCTGGGGAAAGGCCGATGCTCTCCATTTATCACCACGCCTCCAAGCATCCTCACAACACCATGGGCATACATGGTCCCAGCAATCAGATCATATTCTGGATGGGTCTCTGCCGCCTCGTAGAGCCTCGATAAAGCGTAGGGGGAAAGACGCATATCATCGTCTAGAAGCAATAAGTATTTGTAGCCCATATCCATCGCGTCTAAAATTGCATGGTTGCGAATTTCTGAAAGCAGCTGTCTCTCCTTGTATTCTATTAGCTCGACTGCCCATCTGTCTCTCCAAGGGTCCAGGGCTTTTCTTTGTTCTTGTGTGTTATCCCCATTATTGACCAGCCTCAGTTTTACTGGTATTGGTTGCCTGAATAACGCCATCACACTGCTGTTTATATAATATGGTCTGAATAATGATACCATTAAAGCCATTATGTTTGGAGTGTAATTTGTTACTAAGTCTAACTGTGTTCGATGGAGCATTATTTTTTCCAGGAAAATCTCTCTGTTTCTATTGTAGTCGCCATATTTTACTTTAGGATGATATTGGTGCAATACGGTTAGACCTCTTTCGATTTTCAGCCTCATCCCAGAGTTTCTACAAGCAGAGGCGAAATCGTTTTCCCCGCACCCCCAGCTTCCATTATAAGCCTCGTCAAACAACCCTACAATAGAGACACGCTTCTTGGAAAAAAACATCAGTCCTCCGTAGATTTTAGCGCAATCGATGTTTGTGTAATCCACAAAGCCATTTTCATAGGTCTCCCTCCTATCCTTCCGTAGCACCCCCTCCTCGTTAAAATAGTGGATAACCCCGCCATACAGGATTGCTGGATCATATAGGGTTCTAGCGTTTTTCACCAGATTTTTATTTGGGATGCAGTCTGGATCAGCCAATATTATTGCATCGTTTTCAGCTTTTGAAATACCGAGGTTTCTCAGAGTGTTTAGCCTGTAAATATGGGGAGTGATTTTTTTTGGCTTCACTATTTTTGTTGAGGTGTTGGCTTCTATTGGTACTCCATTAGGGCTGTGGTCATCGACAATTATAATCTCATCCCCACGTTCAAGTTGGGGAATCCACCTCACAAAGCTATTCACTAGGGCCCTCTGTTTCTCGTAGTGCGGGATTATGATGCTTACATTCATCTAGGGTCTCCTCAGATGTGAGCAATACACCCCGCCATGCAGCCTGGCGGAGAAGCCTCGTTTTTGGGCCTCGTAGAAAAACCGTACGTCTGAGCTTGGACCCCCACCCTCCCATCTAAACCGTAGAGGGCCCAGCAAGTGGCCGTAGTCCTGGAATACCCTCCGCTTCACCAGTAGGCAGCCATTACCCGCCCAAACAGTCTCACCCTCCCCGACTACTCTCATGGCTAGTTGGCTGGTCTCATATTGGCCGTGTTCCCTGCTACCCGCGATAAGATACCTTGGGTCCTGATGTGATGGATAGACTCCGCTTGCAATATCCACGTCAAGTAGGATTAGTTTCTGTAGTGCATCGAGTGGTAAGACAACATCGGCATCTACAAAGAATATGTGTGTGCAGTCTGTTTTTAAAGCTGTTTCAACAATATTGTTTAAACACCTTGTTATGTATTCAATTTTCTCGTTTGAAGTTCTATAGTGCTTTCTAAGTGTAGGGGTTTTATATGGCTCCATAACCTCTATTTCGCTTGTGGTTTTCTGGGCCTTTATGCTTGCCATGCAAGCCTCCAAGCACCATGAATAGTGAGGATCATCGTAGAGCCATGGTATCCCCACAAAAACTTTTAGTGGTTTAAGTTTTCGCGGGTTTTCTTGGCTAGCTCTACGAGTTCTGCTTTCCTCATTTGTCTGGATGCTCGTACCCCATGCCCCCTAAGATATGCGATTAAGGCCGCCTTGTTTAGTTTCTCAAACTCGTCTTGGCTTGGCTCTTGGGAGTATTCCTCGAAGTCGGGCTCCTCAATTGGTTCAACTGTTGAAAGAGCCTCTGGCTCTACAAATATGCTGTCATCCTCCAGTGGGAGGGGTTCGATGTTTTCCACAAGCTCCCACCAGGGTAGGCTCATGTGTCGGAGAGACATCTCATATATCTCCCCATGCACATAGTTGGCTGGCGCGCCCTTTATGGGGTGGCCGTCTTTCACCCTCTGGAAGCGCATTTTGAATAGGCGCCCCTCCTCCTTGTATTCTGTGCTCCTGGTTTTAACCAGGTTTGAGAAGCGTTTTCTCGGGAGGCGCCTCTGGGGTGGGTTCTCCTCGGGTTCCTCTTGTCTCACCCCCACGTAGTCGCCCTCCTTTACCTCTACGCCCTCTGGGAGAGGGGTAAACCACGGGTAGTTGAGATGCCTACATGGTAGGTTATAGACTACTCCCACGACATAGTTTGCAGGTGCGTTTTTGCCGCCCTTGAAAACCATTAGGCATTTAGAGACCATGGTTTGTATATCCCTCTTAGGATATTTAAGTTTTTTAGAAGCCTTCATGGGGGAGGGGGGTGGGGGGTGGGGGCCCACCCCCCTCAGTGCGTTCCTCGGTGGGGTTTTCTCTTTTTTTCGAGGAAGCGTGATAGAAGCCTTTTCAGGTGGAGGCTTCCAGGAGTTATATCCTATGTTGGATATATAAATTTAACGGATAAAGACGCCGTTATGGTAGTCTATCACCTGGTTTTTAGTCCAAGCCTCCTCGGCGAATATTATCTCGTCAAGGGTCCCTGGCGCGTAGTCGCCCCGTGATCCATCGTTATAGAGGCACCCAGCGTGGAATTTATTACCGTCAAGAGTAATTTTGCCGAGGGCACCCGAGGCTTGTCCGTCTAGGCTAGCATCCACAAAGACTTTCACGACATTATCGACTGGTGAGATCACTCCCACGATGCTGTGCCAAGCCGAGTCTAAAACCGTGGCTGTGGTGGTGTGTTGCCTCACATTCCCCGCATCATCCTTGACGTAGAGCCTTAAATTGGGGGTTGAATAGTTGAATTGGATGCGGTTCCAACTCGTATCGGGAAAAACATTACCCACCCCAAGGATTACACCAGTTGAGCCCGCTGCTGCCTTCAGGAAAAAGGCTATTGTGAGGGCCTCTGTAGCCTCGACATCACGTGAGTATTCCAGGTTTAAGTAGTGTGAGGAGCCATTAAAGTTGAGGGCTTCGGCTATCCTGCCCACGGCTTCTTGGGCTGAGAAAACCCCCTCAACCCCTCCCATCACGTCAAGCTGGTAGTCCTGTTTTATCTGTGTTACCTCGTCAAGCGGGAAGTACCTGGCCATGTGGGGGAGGGGTCTGGTTAGTGGGAGCCTAATGGGTCTTTGGAGTGTGGTTGGAAGCCTCATCTGTATCTTCTACCTAGTCTGGTTGTTACGACTGTGGCGTTTGAGTTATCTCGGTTTGTGACTTTGATTTTGATGCTGTGGGGTCCAGGGGTCACGGCAAGGGATTTGGTTTCGCTTGCCCCGAGGCTTGTGGAGGCGTATGCAACTGTGTCGAAGTTGCTCCCATCCACGCTTGCAAACACCTCGACAAGTAGGTCTGTGCTGTCTCCGTTTTCAATCTGGATTAAGATTGAATCCGACATTTTCACCTGTTTGGCTCCACTTGTATTGGAGGGTGTGGCGCCTCCTGAGACCGTGAGGGCTACGCCGTCTTGGACCGTCTCGTACTCATATCCAGGTCTAGGCACATTCTCGGAAAACGTACTCATGGTTTAAACACCGCTAGTTTATTTCATAAATATTATGTTTTACTCTGCTAAACTCTCATGAGTTTTAAAAAAAAGGTTTGGGAAAGAGTTGAGGCCCTACGCCTACGTTAGATCAGTGATCTCCACGATGGTCGTAGGTCTCTTTATCATGGGAACCACACACTCACGGACTCTGCCGTACATATTCCCGTCCTTATACTCCCACCAACCGACTCGTAGAGGCATGGCCTCGATGAGTTCAAAGTTCATGGGGTCTGGGACAGTCAGTATGGCGGAGTCTTGTCCACCATCAGCGGCGTAGAGATACGGGCTCTCCACGATGCCGTCGATGATCCTGTTGTTTATCAGGAACATCTCGTAGGTGATCTCAGTGTTGGCGAGTGGGCTGGTAAGCCTCTCCCTAAACGTGGGAGTCACAACCAGCACAAAGGGCTGGTCGCCTGTGATGCCCACGTTCTTTAGGAGGGCCCTGGCGTTCCGTATGTCTGTGATTGCGTTTGCGGGCCATGCCCCAGCGGAGGCCTGGGTCTGTCTCCCAGTCGCGGTTGCAAGGCCCTCGATGCCCATAGCATCCCACCCAGTGTATTCCCCAGTTAGGCATAACTTGTCCTCGACTTTGCCGACTTGCCATGCGGCCTCCAAGGGGTATTGGACATCTAGGGGCTGTCCAACATTCCTGCTGGCTAGGTTGTCCCTCCAGCGTAGCTTGAAGGTCTTGCTGATAACTGGTATCGGGAGGACATCGCCTGCCTCGAAGAGTATGAGGTCATCAGCTTGGCTGTCGCCATACATACTGATGGCGGCCTCACTCATCTCGGTCTGGGTGTATTTCTTGATCCACATCCGCCCAGCGTTGTCGAGTGGTCTGGTCCTAAAGAGTTTCCTGGCGACAAGCTGGGGCTTGATCGCCTGGATTATCTGGGACTCAATATAGAGCACCTCTTCCTGGGTGAGTATGCCCTCGTCTCTTGCGAAGGCATCACCCGTGTAACTTAAAGGCTGCATCTACTAACCTCCCTTCAACCACTTGGCGAGAATCCACTGCATCTGGGTTGTGTCCTCAGCCTTGGACTCTAGAGCCTGGGCTACTAGCTGGCAATCGTTATCCGTACCACACACAAAGGGCTTCACCTCCCCAGACTCAGCTGGCTGGAGGTGGTCCCCACAGGTGATAGCATTACTTGCCGCCAACCGTAGCATCACCAGAATATCCCCACTGATCACCTTCACCTGGTCCCCTGCCTCGTAATTCACGGTCCGCTTGGCGCCTCTCCCCGTGTAGCTGCCCATGGATATGTCGGCTACGCCGATCACGCCATTACTGTCGGCGGTGGCAGCCTTGATCCTCGGGCAGTCGGAGGTGTCAAACTCTACGAGGTCCCCTGGGTATATGTCCCCAGCGGCCTCAAACTCCATCTCTAGGGGTACGCCTGCAACCAAAATGCTTTGGCTGCTTGCAACTGGCCACTGACCCATCTTAGCTCACCCTCCAGGTGCCGTATAGGTCGGCGAGAGTTGGGCGTACCTTTTCACTGGTGTCCTTGCCCATTAGGAGGCCTGGAACCTTGATGTGGTCGAAGTGCGCGAGGATTTCGCGAAGCTCATCCACCGTCTTTTTGGAGAGGTATTCAATCCCGTAGTCGCTTCGGGACTGAATCTGTGCGATGAGCTGGGCCCTCGTCTGGCTCTCTATGAGGTCGTTTGCAGCTCTGAGCTGTTTGGTTAGCTCGTCAAGCTGCTCCCTGAGTTGCTTGTTTTCCTCCCGCAGCTTCTCGTTCTCGGTGGTTATTCTCAGTATCTCCACGTCTGTGGCGGTTGGATTCCCATCCTGATTCTTGGTGCTTATTTCTTTTCCCCTCTCGGGTTTGGGTATTTTTTCGCCCCTCCTCGGCGAGAGAATTAGATTAGACTGGTCCCCCGACCAGTTCGCATCCTGCGACATTCCAAATAAAAGTGGGAATATTTAAAAATTTTTCGATTATCGCTTCTTAAGGTGTCCGAGGACTTCCTTGTATCTATCCATCTCTCTCCTGCCTTCGGCTAGCACCATGTATAGGGGCTCTTTACTGTCCTCGGTTTCACCCTCCTCCTCTTCCCATGGGGGAGTCTTTTCAAACTCCCTGTAATGCTTCTCCAGGTGGGCTTTAGCTACCTCCGCGGCTTTCCCTGTGATCTTTGCTCCTCTAGCCCCCATGATGGCGGCTCCAGCCGCGGCGACTCCTCTCCACACAAGGCGGCCGCCATGGCTTCTGCCGTCTCCAGGCTCATGGTGGGGAAGGTGGCAAGCATCCTTGGTTAGCCCCTCACCAGTGTAACCATACTCATGGACCTCCCCGTCTATCTCCACATAGGCTGAGGCGTAGCTTAATTGCTCGGGGGTGTAGTCGGCTGGGTCAAAGTCCCACGGGGTGTCCTCGGGGGCCTTCGAGTAGTCTCCCTCAGTTTTGTCCAGGCAGGTCCAGCAGAGCCCAGCCATCGTGAATTTCCGATACACATCGTTTGCCAACACTGGCTTCCCCTCCTCGATTCCAACCAGGGCTAGCTCCACGGCTGCCTTCACTTGGTCGTTCTGGGGCTCTAAATAGGAGTAGAATATGGCTCTAGCCCTCTCGATGGAGGGCTCGTCTAGTCCAGGCACCCGTTTAAGCAGGACTTGTCTCAACTCTGGACTTAGGTTTGTCCAGACATCATCCGCAAGGTTGTAGTATTCGAGGGCCTTTTCCTCGGCGTCTGGGCCGTACTTGCTTTGCTCCACGGCCTTCTCGGCCAAATACAGTAGCTTTGCCTCCCTGAGCGCGACAAGATTGGAGTAAGCCTCGAACCACACTGGCTCCAAGGCGGCTACCTGGTCGGTTTTCAGGGCCTCATGGATTGCCTCTAGCTCGGTTTTCTTTTGGTCGATCTTGGCGTTTAGCTCCACCAAGGTTAGCTCTGGTGTTGGGAATCGCCTAACGATGCTGTTTAGGATGCTCTGGGCGTTCTCAGTGGTGCTTGGTACACTGTCGGCGCCAATCCCACAATAGGGCATGGGGCACCTGCCTTGGGGTATTCCGAAGGCCAAGTGGTCTATGAATATATCCCGCTGAATGTAGTCGTATGTTTCGCCCTTCAGCGGGCCATCCTCCACAACACCAGGGGACTCCTCGGGTATGTAGGTGAAGCCGATTGAGACGTCTAACCGCTTGCCGCGTAGAATCTCGTTTAAAATGTTGGGACTAACTCTGTCTTTGAAAACATAGAGGTCCACCATGATGCCTCTGTTGTTTTGGCGCTCAGTCCTCCCATGGTCTCTAAGGTTTTTAACAAACCGTGGGTTGTCGATCAGGCCGTGAATATCATCAAGGTCCATGAGGAGACCTGTCTCGGGGTGCCTCCCAGATATTGCCCATCTGGGCCCCGCGAAGGGCGCGGCCTTCTCCAACTCTTCCGCGGGCTTCCAGGCCCTCCCGTCTAAATACTCTTGGACCATCTCACGGGCAATAACCACGTCTCGGAAAACCAACACTTTCCCCCAGAGGGGGTGGGTGAGTTGCTCTGGCTTGCCCTCCAGTTGAATCTGATCAAATGCTCTTTTCCTCATACACCCAACAGCCTCAAGACTGTGATCAATATTCCTATTAAGGCAGTAGTTATATAAATAGTGTTTTTAATCTCGTCTCGGATTTGTTCTATCAGGTCCTTCATGTGGTCCCGATATGCTGCACATATTTTTTCCTGTTGTTTCGCATACCTCTCGAACTCGCTTCGAGGCAGCGCCGCGACTTGTGGATTTGGGATGATTCCACTCTCACCATCATCCATGGTTTTACTATTTTTTAAACCTTTATTTAGGCTTTTGTTCTCCAGGTTTGGCTTCACTGGTGATCAGCCTCAGCCCTCTTTTCCACAGTAGGCTTAAGCAGTTTTAGGAGCCCTGGTATGATGTCGCCGCCCTCCACGGGCTCCAAGCCCTTCAAGTCGCGCACCTCGTTTATCGTCATGTAGTCCAGCATCTTGGAGTAGGCGTTTTCCTGGAGGAGTGTGGTTCTGGCGGCCTCCTCGGGGCTTGGCTCAAAGGTGGGGTTCCAGACGATCTTGTATTGGACTGAGGGGTCCACATCTATTTGGCCGATGTTGATCAGGATGTCTATTAGCTCTCGGACAAAGGGCTCGATGGCCTTTTGCTCCCCTGAGATCAGCTTCTCGTAGCTCCGTAGGTTGGTCTCGCTGCCCGCGATTGTCCCCGCCTGGGCCCCGATTAGAAGGTTCTTGGGTATGCCTGTAGCCATGCTGAGGTTGTGGAGGG